CCCCTTCCGGTAATGGCAACGTGGTCGCATCGCTTCCACCAAATTCGCCAGTTTCTGTACGATTGATAGAAAAAAGCGTTAATGTAAATAACAATAGTGTTTATGTTGAACGAAACAGCCGTATGATTAAGGCTTGGGGCGTACCAGCAAATACTCGGTATATCATTGATATTATAGGATTTTGGAGAAAGGTGTAATAGATGTGGAATTGGCAGTTCGAGTTGAATGACGTTTTAACAACGCTCTCTATAGTCGGTATTGTTGCCGGCTTAGGTTATAAAGTGTTGGTTATTCCTTTGCTCGAAAAATTAGATTTACAGAGAGTTCAAGATAATCTAGTCTTTCAAGAAAAATGGGGCGTATTGACAGATACACTCAAAGACCTAAAAGACGAGATTAAGTTATCGCGCGCAGAAAGAATTAAAGCAGAGGGAAAGCAAGTAATGTTGACTGCCAAATTAGAGGCATTAGAAACTAAAGTAAGCGATATAAAGGAGGAATTGCATGAGCATACGTCAAGACCTCATTGATACCGCTAAAAAAACAGCTAAAAACGTAAGAGTTGCGAATATTCATCCTACCGGCATATTCGCTACAAGGGCACTGGTATTGATTATGCTAGTGCCTATTTTATTAGTAGTAAGCGAATATATCATGATATTTATTCGTGGTTATGCTGACGACATGACAGTTAAGATTATTAATACTGGGATAAACATTATCGACCATATATTTATTCCTAGCGTATTAACTGCCCTTGTAGGGTTTTTGGCGCTATGGATAGACAAGGACGGTAACGGCATTCCGGACCAGTTAGAAAAGGAGGACAATAAACGATGAAAGTATTCATTAACCCAGGACATGACATTAATTTAGATAGCGGAGCGGTTAACCCTAATACTGGCCGTCGTGAATGCGACGTCGCTCGTGATGCCGGTAAATTACTTATGCAGTATTTAGAAACCGCTGGATGCGAAGTTAAAGCACTTCAAGATGATGATTTAGGCCTTGTATGTGAAACCTCTAACGAATGGGGAGCAGATATATTCGTATCGCTCCACTGTAACGCTTTTAACACGCAAGCTCGTGGCACTGAAACGCTTTACAAGTCCTTTAACGGCCAACGCTTGGCGAACGACATTCAATCACAAATTATCCGCAGTATTGATACTGTAGACCGTGGGGTTAAAAAGCGTGATGATTTGTGGGTATTAAACGGAACAGACGCAACGGCAGTTCTTGTTGAAATGGCCTTTATCGACAATGACGATGATTTAGAAATGCTTAACAACGACCTTGACACGATTGTTCGTGCCATCGCTCGTGGCATTACTGATTACATGGGAGGGGTATAATGTATGTTCGCCTTAGAAAACTTGCGGAAGGTTATCCTATGTTCATTCCTATTTTGTTGTTGCTTATTTGTCTTGCCGGTGTATGGTTCTTCGCCGACAGACGAAGTAATATTGACGAGAGCGGAATACAACGCTCTACAGTCGAAATTAACAACGCTCGACAATACAATCAGCAAGCAGTTGATGATAATCGACGAACTAGAACAGCAGTTGAACATAGCGAAACTCTCAACGACCGAGCAACAGACGGAATTAATCGAAGTATTGAAATCACTGAACGAACAAAAGGCGCTATTACTCGAAGCGAAGAATACATTAATCAAGCAAGAAGTAACGCTATCAGCGCAAAGGGACTCATTAGCGAAAGCCGAAGCATACTTGAACATGCAAACGAACGAACTCAAAAAGGTGAAAGCGAAGTATCGCAATAGTCAAATTTTAAATGCTATCTTAGGTGCTGGCCTTGTATATATAGCAGCAAAAGACTGAGAGGTGGTCCAATATCTCCCTAATCATGCGAGGGTGGCGCATGAACTGGTATTGGTTACAACTAAATAAAAGTAATAGGGGTGCCGTAAAAAGCACCCCTTTATTTTTTTTGCATTTTTTTGAAATTGGCGGTTGCCCTCATCTTGAATATGCTATATAATATAATCAAAGGTTGAGATAAGTAATTAACAAGGAGGATAAACATTATGAAAACTCGAAAACAAGAATTAAAAGATTTATACTACGCTATTAAACAAAGTTTAAGCAAAAGAGTTAGTTCAGAAAAAGCAATGGTTAGAGCAACAAATATGGTATGTAGGGTTGAGCAAGATAAAAGCATGACTATCAAAAAGATTCAAGCAATGAGAGATAGCTTCTTAAAAGGCGAGAAGTTAGAACGACCAAAAAAAAATTAGACAATGTGAAGGATATATTAAGCATACAGATGATGGAATGGTGATAATAATGATTAGAACTTGTAAACAACTTGAAGCAGCATTAAACGAAGTAAATGATATTAAATTGCGTGTAGAAAAAGCATGTGGCATGTATCGTGTTAGTTATGGTGGTTATCGATTGTCTTGTTACACTTTAAAGGACTTAGTAAAAGAAGTGAGTAAGAAAACAGTTGCTTTGAACTACGTTTTATGGGTAAAAGACGAAAGCAAAAAAACTATCCATATTAAAGGTCTTAGTCTTATTAACTAAAAAATATTACGAATTTTCAAATTATCGCTTACCTTAACCTTGATTATGATACATAATATAATCAAGGTTAAGGTATAAATTACTTAGGAGGATAACAAACATGAGAACATTAAATCAACTTAAAGCAAATTTGAAACCAGGTTGCTACTTATACAAAACAAGAGGCCGTGTAACAGGCGAAAGCATTTTTATTAAACAAGGTGGCAAAAACGTTTGTTATAAATGCGGTACAGTAAAATCTTTCATCGAAGAATGTATTAAAAGAGGTTTAGTAAAGGAAGCATAAACCATGAAAACCTTAAAGCAATTACAAGCCAATTTAAAAGAGGGTTATGAAATTGTAAATTTTGGCAGTGCAAGGCCACATAGCTATAGGGTGTGGGTAGTAAAGGAAAAGAAGTTAATACTACCTAAAAGATTTACAGTATCATTTTTCATTCAAGAATGTATTGAAAAGGGCTTAGTAAAATAAGCCCTTAAAGGAGGAATAATCATGTATAACTTTAAAGATATTGAGGACTTAAACAATACTTTGAAAGCTAGCGAAACTATGTATGCAGAAGGTTATATTAACGACCACCAACTAACAACGCTTATAAATAAAGTTGTAAGAGCTAAAATACAGCTTGCTGGTATTAAAAACTACAGAGAATTAACATCATACATTAACCTCGTTTACTCCTTGTACATGAACGGTGAAATTACTGATAGAGAGTATGAGGTAACAAATGCTATGCTTGATGAAATGGTAAAAGACGCATTTAATTTTTAAATTCCCTCTTGCCTTACCTTTGATTATATTATATAATATAATCAAAGGTAAGGGTTAATTAATAAAGGAGAAACCACAATGACACTAGACGAACTAAACAGCGTAATCATGCAACGAAACAGACATGTAGCAATCGATAAACACAGAACATGCTATGAATGTTATAATATTCATACAAACAGACTTATAGCGAGTGCAACAACAATCGACGAACTAAAAGATATAATGGTTCGTATGGATATTATTTAGAGGTTAAGGAGGAATAGTAATGAAGTATTTATTAAAATTAGGTAGAGGTGAAAACAAAGTAATCGAAGCGGACAGCTTAGAAAAGTTGTTATACCTAGCAAGTTATGAATATTGTGATTATTACACAGTACACGACGCCGGAGATATTAGCGATATGCTAAACTGGGATAATGGCGATGATAAAGCGTTTACGGCTCGTATTCACCGCACAATTAAAACGCTTAAACAAGGTTATCATGTGGTGTTTGGTGATAAGACAGCAAAGTTTAAACCAAACGAATTAAATACTATCAGCGACGTTGAACGAATTATGAAACGTGCTGGTGCAAGTGGTTTTACAATCGAGGAGATTATATGAGTAATAAAGGATGGGGCGGCGCTCGAAAGGGCGCCGGTGCTCCGGTAACAGTAGGCGACGAAGGCCGTCGCAAGGCTAGAGTGATTTCACTCAACGACAAAGAGTATGAAAAACTAAATGACACAGCAAAGAAGAACGCTGTCAGCGTATCACAACTCATACGAGATACTTTTGATTTGTAGTTCGTCAAACAATTCGTCAAAAACTCATTTTAAACCACGCGAAATAATTTAAAATTCAACGCTACAAGGTGCGTTTAAATATCCGATAGTACTAACTATTACAACTCTATTGAAAATCGCATACCGTTCAAAGTATAATTATAGTGTTATAAAAATAAGAGCCTAAACCCAATAATTAAAAGGGTTTAGGCTCTTTTCGTCATACAATCGTCAAAAAAATGTTTAACCAAATATATTGGTGATGTGTTTTGATGCCTTGCGTCGCATTTCATCGCAGTAGTGGATATAGGTATTCATTACAGTATTAACATTATCACCTAACAGGCTTGCGACTGTTTGAATATCAACTCCATTCGCCAGGAGCGTTGTTGCGTAGGTATGACGGAATACATGTATCGATGTATTAGGTATATGCTTTTGAATAAGTGCGTTTAATTGGCTTGTACGATTAGTTCTAAAAGGGAATAGGCGTGTATCACCTGGACCGACATTCCATAGCAACTCATCGGCTAATACGTTTGGTATTGGTATAGTGCGAATACTGTTCTTGCTTTTAGGTACACCGAAGCCGTATTGCTTGTTGCCGAGGAATGTCCATTGTTTAGAAATGGATATGGTATTGCTTGTGAGGTCGATGTCATTCCACGTTAACGCAATTATTTCACCGTAGCGTGCGCCAGTATAACGAGCGACCATACATAACAAATAAAAGCGTGGGTGAGTTTGTTTTATCGCTTGTAAGAGCGTTTTGAAATCGTCATGACTAATTACATTAACCGATGTTCTATCTTTGCTTCTAAACCGCTTTAAATCGACACAAGGGCTTTTACCTATAAAACCATATGGCGATACAGCATGTTTGAACATCGCTTTTAATAGTACTAGGCATAGATTTTTAGTTGCTACCGATACATTCATTCCGTTTAGTAACTGAACAAGCGTTGAATGTGTAATATCTTTGATTGATACGTTCCATAGCGATTTACAATAAGCATTAATTACATTGTCATAGGTGCGTTTAGTGTTAGGCGATAACTCCTGTTTTTCGTCAATGTACATGTTATACAGTTGAATAAATGTGATGTCCTCGTCGTGCTTAGGTGGTACGACGTTTTTTAGTTGCTCGACAATCTGTTGGCCGTGTAACTTTGCTTCCCTTTGCGTAGTGAAACCTTGCTTCGATTTCTGCTTCCACTTATTACCTAGCTTGTAATTAACAATGACTTGATAGCCTTTGTCTTTCTTTCGAATGGTGAATGAATATTGCATGCTAACCTCTATAAATAATGGTGATAAAAGTCAATATGAGATAGGTCTTCATCGGTTAGCGAATTACAGCGTACAGCCTTTTCAATGTTCGTCGCTGTACCTTGTAGGTGAAAGTCGCCGTTAACGATATGCGACAACTCGTGCTTTAATTCCTTGCGTAACTCATCACCAGTTAATGCACTATGTACAGTTATTATATATACATCATCTTCTTTGGTCGTACTTGCTGCTGCCTTGCCTTTTGGTAGGTCGCAGTGAATAACATTAACAATCACTTGAACACTCTCCCTTGTGTTTATTTGTGCTTTGATTTTAAGTACTCGATGTATCGAACCGCTTCTTCCATATCTTCCTTTGTCATGTCCTTTGATGCGGAGAATAGTATTTTGGCATGTGGCCTCGTCCGTAAATATTCTGCATACTCGGCAGCCTCCTGGTCGTGATAATACCCTTTAGGTGCGTTGCTCTCACGACCGGTGATGATATAGTCGGTTGAAACTCCGTATATATCCGCAAAACGTTCGATTAAATCAGCACTAGGGGAACGCAAGTCCTTCTCCCACATGGATATAGCAGACTTTGAAACCTGCAGCATGCGTCCAACTTCCTCGCCAGTATACCCAGCGTTCATTCGAAGTTCTTTTAGCCGTGTTCCCATGGTTTTCATTTTGTATACCTCCTTTAGTTTGATTATATGTAATTGTAAACAAAATGTAAAATCACATTTTGTTAATTTTATAAAAAGTTTACTTGGAAGTTTACAAAATGTATACTATAATACAGTCATAGGGTAGTTAACATATTGTAAACAAAGGAGGGATACAATGAAGCAAGATAAGTTGATTAAACTAAGACATGCGCTAGGGTTTAGTCAACAAGAATTGGCCGATATGTTAGGCATTACTAAGGGCGCATATAGTTTAAAGGAGAATGGTAAGCGGAACTTTAATCAACAAGAAATCGGAGTTATATTTACTAAGTTTAGTGAAATTGATACTACACTTAATATGCAAGATATTTTTTTACTTTAAAAGTTCACAAAACGTGGAGGGGATAGCATGTTATATCGACATTGGGAATTTAAACCACTTGGTGAAGTTCTCAACTATTACAGACGAACAGGATTTATCATTGTTACTCACTGGGCACAAACTGAACAAGAATTTCTCAACGATATTAAAAAGTTTGAAAAAGTCGTTGCAGGAACGCAAGACAGAAATAATCTAAACCCTTTTTATAGCAATGATGATTGTCAAAATATAAGGGAGCGTAACCAGGAATATTTACATCGCTTATACACTATTAAATTACGTTTAGGGTTATACGAAAGGACATATGAATGAAACCGATAGTATACACCGTGAATGAAGTTGCTGAAATGTTACGAGTAACACCTCAAACGGTGTACGAACTAAGAAATAATGGTAAATTGCCGTCGATTAAAAATATCGGCAAGGTGCTATTTAGAGCAACTGACGTAAACGCTTTCATCGGAGTTGATAGTGAATATTCACCATACCGATATAAGCAACTGGAAATCGAAAATAAAAAACTCGCCAAAGAGAATGACGAGTTAAAGCAACAAATCAGAAAAGCGACTAGCGAAATGCTGTTAATCGCAAACCAAATTTGAAAGGAGGTGAACAGAATGACATACAAAGAACGAAGAGCGTTACGACGTGAAAACGCACTACCGCAATTCGCCGATATGGTCGAAGGGTTTGTGTTCGGTTCTGTGTTCGTATTTATGGTGGTGAGTATTTTGTCATGGTGGATGACTGGGGAGGTCATTGTTAAATGGTGAAACGTTGTTACCATTGCGGATATAAATTAACTAACCATGAAACTTATAGCATATTTAATACCGCAATCGGAAAAGTCGTTTGTGTTTGTAAAAATTGTCATACGACATATTTACGAATGCGAGCAAAGGAAAGAAAAAGGGCTGCACTTGCTGGAACAAGTACAACCCTAGTCAAATAATTAACTATTTATAGTATATCACAAGGAGATTTAATCATGAATAAAAAAGTTGTAGTAACAGGTTTAGCAATTAGTACATTAGCAGTTAACGTAATGGCAGATACAGTAGTTCAAGGCCCAGTAGAGCCAACAGCAGTTACTCCTATTGCAACTGGTTATAATTCCATGGTCGGCGGTGTTAACAGTAAAGCAACTGGAACGAATGGTATTATTTTAGGCCGTGATAACGTTGTTACTGGTGATAATACAACCGTTATCGGCGGTGGTAATAACACAATCGCTAATGGCGAAGCCACTGTTATTGGATATAACAATACTGTTCAAGGTACAGACAAAGAAATTACTGTAATCGGTTCTAATAATACTGCAAGCGGACAAGGTGCGTTCGTTGTAGGCACTCATACATCCGCAACAGCTATTGACGCCGTAGCGTTAGGAAATAACGCTGTAGCAGACAACCCAAACAGCGTAGCGCTAGGAACTAACAGCGTTACTGATAGCGCTGTAGGAGTTGAAGGAATTACTATCAACGGCACGAAACATATCTTCGCTGGTGAACAGCCGGCAAGCGTTGTATCCTTTGGTTCTCGTGAACGTGCTGGTGCTGGTGGGGTTAAACACTACAATAGACAGCTCCAAAACGTGTCTGCCGGCCGTATCGAAGCCGATAGCCTAGATGCAATCAACGGCAGTCAGTTGTTCGCAGTTGTTGATGAAGTTGAAACAAACGCAAAGGCGATTAACAACAATAAAACAGCAATTATTAAAACACAAAACAATTTAAAAGACCTAGCCGTTGGCGTTCAAATGCTTGGCGACATTGTACAAGACAACGCAACAAACATTTCTAACAATACAAAAGCTATTACTGATTTAGGTAAACAAGTTAATACAAATGCAGCGGATATTAAAGCCTTAAATCATTACGCCACTAATCATGAAGGTCGTGTAACGCAACTCGAAAAAGATACTAAAACAATTAAAAGCGATGTAGCTAATACGCAAAAACAAGTCAATGTTAATACGAATGATATTGCGGACTTGAAAGGTAAAGTAGGTGCTTCCGCAACAGCAGTTAAAAACGAACTCAATAACCGCATTAACCAAACAGATAAACGACTTAATAATCTAGGTGCTAGTTCTGCTGCACTCGCTGGACTTCACCCTCTTGATTTTAATAAAAACGATAAAGCGTCCTACGCTGTAAGCTATGGACATTATCGCAACTCTAATGCAGTTGCATTAGGTGCTTTCTACCGACCTAATGAAAGAACTATGTTCGGCTTAGGTATGAGTTTAGGTGCTGAAAAGCAATTCACTGCAAACGTTGCTTTTAAAGTTGGAAAGGGTTCCGACTATGTAGCGGAAGCAAAAGGTGAAAACGCTCGCATTAGTAAACTTGAAAAACTCGTTGAAGCATTAACCAAAGAAGTTGCAACTTTGAAAGGTGAATAATGGATACTAATAATTTGATGTTTGACGGTGAGAAAATTGACCTCGCCTACATGAAAGAATGTCATAAAAAAACATGATATGTTCCCTACTCCATGGGGACGAATGACCTTATGGTATTTAACATATCGTATCGATTATCTAACAGAACAAACGCAAGTATCACCAATGGTCGAAGTTAGACCATATCTATATAAAATTATCGACACAATGAAGGCTATTAAAGCCTATTTAGAAAAGGAGTAATAACATCATGAACCAATTCACAATCGAATTCAAAAATTCCAAAGACCTTGCTAAAAAGATTAGCGAGTATAACGAACTTATGAATGGTGCAAAAATTCAACCACCGGAACCAGCACCAGTAGTGGTCGAATTTAAACCAGCAAAAGATGAACCGAAGGAAGAACCAAAACCAACAAAAGATGAACCGAAGGAAGAAAAGCCAGTTCCTGGTGCTAAGGTTGATAAAGAAATTGTCGAAAACATTTCAATCGAAATCGAAGAACCTAAAGTCCCAGTAACGGACTTTGACGGCAACGTGGTTGATGTAGAGCCTACTGAATTGTCTGTTGAGGAACCGGAACCGGAAGTCGACCATCAAGCCTACTGGGCGGACTTTAAAAACTGGTTGAAAGCCGTGGGTCAAGATGGTATCAAAGCAGCACTCACAATCTTTAGAAATCACGGTGTAGAGGGAAACCCTTCAAGCGAAAACTTAACACCTGAAATCATCAAAGAATTGAACGCTTTAATGAATAAATAAGGAGAGTTTAAACATGGCAAATACTAACAGTTTTAAGCACGTTATCGATACCGTAACACCTCAAATCGAGGTGTTACAAAAAGCGATTGAACTAGACCCAGCGAACACAATCGAATATCAAAGGGCATTAGATTTTATCGAAACTAACATATCGACTTCTAAAAGCATTATTAAAGCGATTAAGTTAGTCGAAAAGCATGCTAAGGCCGAAGATAAAGTCGAAGAAGCACCTAAGCCTAAAAAGGAAACTAAAAAGAAAACTACAGAACCAGTTCAAGCAGTTGAACCGCCTAAAGAGGACGAGGAAGAAAACTTGTTAAGCATGTTTGACTAGGAGGTAGCAATGAAATTTTTAGGCAACTTCAATGTGAATAAAATGTTCGACAGCATTATTATGGAGCGTCAATATGACGCTCTATATACCACCATTCATCATTGCGATTGTAATTTTACATTCGGCGGACAATGGGAGCGAAAATATAGCTTTCATAGTGGTTATGTAACTGGTGCGAAGCATTTTGTTTGTCCTAATTGTGGTGTTTATTCAAACCCTGAACGAGATAAGATTTTCTATTGGACAAATGAAGATAGCGTGTTCCCTTTAAGTATCAATATTGATATATGGAACTATAAATATTTTCTTGATTTGAAAATTCGCTATAAAGGTATTCAGTTAACGTTCGACGGAAGACGAATAGACCGAGGGATATGTACTGAAACTCTCCGCTTTGACTTTAAGCGTAAAATGGCTGTATTTATCGACCGCAATCGTGAAAAGCACGATTTAACAGTTGAGTACATTAGAACGAATGATGTTTTACCTGTATTAAAGTACTTTAACAAGTCATACGCTGTTCACTCTACATATAAGAAGCAATTAAATACAATCTTTAAATCGCTTAGATTAACGTTTGAGCGACGTTTAAAAGAGGTATACGGCTTTGATATTAAAGGAGTGTATATACCACCTTCTGTGAATGAATATGGCGGTTATTTTAAAACTATGCTTGTTAATATGGCTTTAAAAATGCAAGCACCTGACATGCCAACAATTACAGACTTAATTAAATGTAACAATAATTGGGAATACTCATACGGCGTTCAACCTAACATCGCTATTCCGTTTGATGATGATGTGCTTAACCTAACAAGAACAGGTATAAACTTCCTGGAAGCGTTACGAATTACAAGTCATGCGCCTAATAGTCGTTCATTAAGAAAAGCGATGATTGAAGACCCTATGATGATTAAAATGGCGAATGTTTTAAACCTATTTAAGGACGAAAACTGCCGGCGAAAAATCGTTACATTAAAGCGTAAAGTCGAATACAGTATTCCGCACTATGAACACATTGTAAAACGGCCTCGCCACTTATTAGACTGTATGAAGGTTACAACGCAAGAAATTCGTGATATGTGGCTTAATATCATAGGTCGTTTTGGTGAAAAGAACGTTCTTAAATGGTTATTAACCGAAGAACAACGTAACATAAGCGACATTGTTAATATGTATCAAAAATTGCAGCCTAAATATCGTGAAGCGTTACATGATACAAAGTTCCGACTAAAGAGCTTTCACAATGCAGTTATTACCTTATTCAATAAACAGGAATATGGCGATGTAAATCTGCCAACAATTCCAACGCTAAACGCAGACGTTAACGGACTTCATTTTATGGTTCCGAAAACTGCTGCCGACTTAATGACAATCGGTAAACAACTTAGAAATTGTGTTGGTTCATACAAAGACCAGGTAATGCGAGGTACAACGGCAATCGTAGTTGTAACAGACGATACGATGAAACCAGTTGCATGCTTAGAATTAAATCGTGTTGATGATGATTTCAAAGAACTGGTGCAAGCTAAGTTGTTCGGTAATCAAAAAGTCGCTAGGGACAAAAACATTAACGATACAGTTTTAGCCTGGGCGAACCAATTACAAATCGAACCTAGAACGATTGATGTTGAAGCACAAGTATCATAGAGAGGATATAACATATGAAACTCACACAATTAAATTTACAAAACTTCAAAGGCATTGAATTTGGTGATTTTAGGTTTACCAATAACACGATTATTCGTGGCGATAATGCGACAGGTAAAACAACTGTTTTCGATGCTCTTTGCTGGTTATTATTTGGTAAAGACAGCTTAGATAGAGCAGACTTTCAAATAAAAACATTAAAAAACGGCGAACCAGTTCACAACGTAAATCATATGGTACAAGCTGCCTTTGATAACGAGGACGGAACAGGGTTTACCTTAAAGCGTATATATCGCGAGAAGTACAGTAACCCTAGGGGCGGTGAAGTTAAGCTAACAGGTCATACGACTGATTATTTTATTAACGATGTGCCCTCTAAGGAAAAAGAGTATAAAGCCTTTATTAATAACGTGATTAATGAAGATGTTTTTAAACTCATTACGAACCCTTTATTTTTTAATGAGCAGTACACATGGCAAAATCGCCGTAAATTATTACTTGAAATGTGCGGTGATGTGGACGATGTAAGCGTAATCAATAGCAAGGATGAATTAAAACGTTTAACCGAACTATTGAATGGCCGTTCCGTGGACGAGCAACGCAAGATTATCGCAAGTAAAAAAACGGCTATTAATAAGGAACTAGATATGATTCCTGTTCGAATTGATGAAGCTGTTAACTGTAAGCCAACTCCATTAGAAGCGGAGCAAAAGTTAAAAGATGATATAGCGACTATCGAAACCGCTATTAAACAATTAGAGGAAGATAAGTCAGTTATCGTTAACGGCTTAGACGGCGCAGAGCGTACCGCTAAAATTCGTGAAGCAAAACGTAAATTGGCGGATAGAAAAAGTCAGTTAATGAACGAACATACTGACAACGAGCGACGGTTAGAACACGAGTACAAATTATCGCTTGTTCAATTACAAATGGTGGAGAGCGAACGCGACCGCTATAAAGACCGTGAATATGAATTAGATAGTCAAATCAAACAGGAAGAAGCTCGTATTGATAAATTACAAGCAGAGTTTGATACGTTCAATAAGCAAGAATTTGACGATGAAAATTGTCCGACTTGTGGACAACCATATCCAGCCGAAAAGCGAGCAGAACTTGAAGCTATGTTTAACATTCAAAAAGCTACAAACCTTGAAGAATGGCAAAAGTTGATTGATAGTGCTAAGGCATTAAGACAAAACTACATCGAACAAAAGGAAATCATGCAAGTGAAAGCCGATGGCATGTGTAGTCAAATCGAAAAACTATCTAATGACAAAGATAAAAAACAACAAGCATTAAATGAAGTCGGTGAAGTTGATTTAGATAACGATGTACAAGTTAACGACCTTAAAGCAGAGTTATTTATGCTTGAACTTGATGAAGATAATACAAGCGACGACCAATTAAAGCGAATTGATAGTGAATTATCTGAACTGGCTGATAAACGAAGTACATTACAAACAGAACTCACAAAATACGATGTTATTCGTGATATTACGAAACGTATCAATGAACTTGAAAAAGAACAACAACGATTAATCAACGAAAAGAATTTAGTTGATGAGACGGCGTTCCTATTAGATGAATTTGTGAAAGCTAAAGTCGAAATGCTGGAAGATACTATCAACAAGCATTTCACTATTACAACTTTTAAAATGGCGAATGTCCTTGTGAATGGTAGCGTTGAAGATTGCTGTGAAACTATGGTTGATGGTGTTCCTTATAGAAGCCTTAACAATGCAGCACGAATTAACGCTGGTATTGATATTATTAACGCTTTAACGAAATTCTATAACGTTACTGCACCAGTATTTATTGACAACGCAGAAGCGGTTACTAAGTTCGTTAACTGCAATAGTCAAACCGTTAAATTAATCGTAGACGAAACATGCAAAGAGTTGCGTGTAGATATGGAGGTATAACATGGCGAACGAAATGACAACAAGAAAAAATGAAGTGGCGGCTAACTTTAATTCCGTAGCTAGTTTTGAATTATTACAACGGCAAGCAAAAATGTTCAATGAATCTAGCTTAGTACCTGATAACTTTAGAGGTCCTCAAAACTTTGGTAATGCTTGTATCGCACTTGAAATGGCAGTTCGCATTAACGCTAGCCCATTAATGGTGATGCAGAACTTATACGTTGTATATGGGAACCCTAGTTGGTCCTCTAAGTTCTTAATTGCCACGTTTAATCAATGCGGTAGATTCGAAGCGATTAAATACAAAGAAACTGGTAAAAAGGGTTCTGATAGTCAAGGTATTATTGCCTACACTCGCGAAAAGGGAAGTGATGAAATTATCGCCGGCCCTGAAGTAACAATCGCAATCGCTAAGGCGGAAGGCTGGTATGACAAAAAAGGTTCTAAATGGCGTACAATGCCGGACCAAATGTTACGCTACAGAGCTGCAGCTTGGTTGATTAGAACTACAGCACCGGAAATTTCAATGGGTTTACCTACTGCCGATGAAACTATCGATGTAGAAGGTAACGTAAGCGAAATCTTAGATGATACTGTAACAACGATTGAACATAATGCGAATACTGAAACACTCGATATCGACACTGAACCGACGTTTGTTGATGCCGAAACTGGCGAAGTATTAAATAGCGAAGATATGTTTAAATGATTAGCGTTGAATGTTTTGGTAGCAGTTCCGCTGGTAACTGCTACCGCTTAAAATCAAACGTAAACGGCGATGAAATTATCCTGGACGCAGGTTTACCCTTTAAAAGTATTCAAAGAGCATGTAGGTACAATTTTCTGCATTTATTTGGTGTTTTAGTAACTCACCAACACGGCGACCATTCTAAATCAGTTGGTGATTGGTTAAAACTAGGCCACAAAGTATATATGACAAAGGATACGGCGCAAGCGTTACACGTTTTAGATGAACGAACCTGGGTTGAAATTACACCGAAGCAGTCGTTTAAGATTGGGTGCTTTACTGTTCTTCCTTTTGAGTTAGAACACGATGTGCCTAATGTAGGCTTTTTAATAACCGACGGTGATGAAAAGTTATTGTACATCACCGATACATTTTATTGTAGATACACCTTTAAAGGAGTACATCGAATACTCGTTGAGTGCAATCACTCATATGAAATCTTAAAAAACAAAGTTCATGAAGATGAACTATCTAAGCAACGTATGGAAAGGCTTGTTAAATCGCATTTTGCACTTGAAAACGTCGTTAAATTCCTACAGTCAATGGACTTAACAGAGTGTAAGGCGATACACCTTATCCACTTATCAAATGAAAACTCAAACGAGGAACAATTTAAATCAGTTGTACAGGCAGCTACCGGTAAACTGGTAATCGTAGAAAAGGAGTGATAACCACAATGGCACGACCGACAGCGAAAGGGGTTGAGTACTTCCCTTTAAACGTTAACTTCATAAATGATTTAAAGGTTCGTAAGTTGCTATTGTCATGTGGTGCAGAAGCAATCGCAGTTCTAATCTACCTACTTTCGACGATTTACAAGGACGAGGGCTATTACGTTGAAATTCACGAGGACGAAATCGACCTTATCGCATTAGATGTAAATGTTACTCCTGAATTTGTTTTAGAAGTGATAAATAAGGCATGTGAAGTTCGCTTTTTTGATGTAAATTTATACGAAATTTTTAATATTCTTACATCAAAAGGAATTCAAGAGCGTTATTTAAAAATTACAGAACGCCGAAAAAATTCTGTTGTAATAACTCAATTCAACTTAGTTAATGTATACAATAACTCAGTTAATGTTAACAATAACTCAATTAATGTAGACAATAACCCAGTTAATGTATACAAAAGTACACAAAGTAAAGTAAAGGAAAGTAAAGTAAAGAAAAGTAAAGTAAAATCTCTCTCTAACGATAGTGTAAAAAATGTATATTTAACAGAAACGGAAAAGAGAGATTGTATGAATAAAAAAATTTACGAACTTTACTTAAACGGAATAGGACAAATATCACCAACGATAAAAGAACGCTTGGATGATTTGATTGAACTGTACGGAACAGACCATGTTATCGTAGCTATCAATACAACGATTGAAAGTGGTGGTAGTAGCATTAAGTATGTTGAAACTGTGGCAGCTAGTAACTTGAAAAAGAAGGTGAACAACAATGGAACAGATAAACGTAGACCAGGAGCTGGAGCGACTGAAGCAACAGATGGGAGCGAAATCGACTGGTCGCAAGGTAACACCGAATGGTTATGAGTGGTACAAGCCTATCTATCATGAACCGGTGGTCGTTGAAAAGAAGGTTGATTTAAGCGTGTATGGTATCAAAGGCCGTTATGTGGATATGACCTTTGACAAGCTAAAAGCACAAGGCGCACCAGTGGAAGATAGGCAAGCCTATAACAACGCTTTCAAATATGGCGTACATGTTAGAGAGCATATCGCTAATGGACGAGGACTAATAATGATAGGTCCTGTTGGCACTGGTAAGACTAGCCTAGCAATTAGCATTTTACGAAAAGCAATCGAACAAGGATATAACGGCTATCTAATATCCATGACTAGCCTATTTGATACACTCTTAACGCTTAGCAAAGGACCGAGTGAACATTACTTGAAGTTTGAAAATCGTATTCGAAACTCACCACTATTAGTGCTTGATGATTTCGGAGCGGAATATACGAGCGAATGGGTTCAACAAAAGGTCGCTTCGATTATTGCGGATAGAGTGGAACGTAGTAAATCAACGATTATCACATCTAATTTATCGGTGGCACAGATTAAGAAAGCCTATGACAGCCGAGTTTATGACCGATTGAAAGGAACATCGTTCTTGATTAAGTTTGAAGGTAAATCACAACGGCAACCACTCGACATTAACGAAATTTAAAAATTCACGCTGTGTGAACATAAATTTCTCGTAACGATAAAATACTCGTAAGAAATAGTAGACCGACCTTACCGCGTTAAATTCATAGCTTAAATCGCAAAATAAAATACAAGGTATATGACATGAGGTAACTAAAAATGGAAATTAAAATTTTGATTGATGAAAAACGAAAAAATACATCCATCGAATATGATGAAACTAAACATGATAAAGGAACTGTTGGTGCATTCCTAATTTCAGCGCTTTTTAACTATACGAAAGAACTGCCAGCAGTTGAACGTGATATTTTACGGTTATTGTGCTGTGAGACTATGGCGAAAGGAGGCAATATGTAACACATGAATAAGCTAGTAGTATATGGCCGTCCAACGACTAAAAAAATAGTTCACGAATTGTGTATCATGGTAAACATCCTCGCGTGCTACCATCAAAAGCCTTTGTTGACTATGAAAAAGATTGTTTAAAACAGTTGCAATTCTTCAAAAAACGAGTGAACTATAAAGGCCCTATATCCGTACAGTGCCGCTATTACATGCCGGATTTTAGAGGTTGGCCGGACTTGGTCGGCCTACTACAAGCTACATCGGATATACTAACCACCGCTGGAGTTATTTTAGATGATATGTGGATAACAGATTACAACGGCTCTGAAATTGTCGGTGTTGATAAACATAACCCTAGGGTGGAAATTTAAATAGATTACGCTAAACCACCTCATGTATTACATGAGATTTGGGACAGGAGGAATAGTAAAAAATGATTGGGGTATTTGTGTTAGGTTTATTTATTGGTGCTGCATTAGGTGTATTGATTATGTGCTTATGCATCATCACTAAAGATATTGATAATGAACTTAAAAAACTAGAGGGAGATAATCGACATGAATAAAATTCCGTATTTTTTATCACACTTGCCTATATGGAAAGCTAATGTAAAAGATACAGTTAAAATTACAAAACGTGCTCGTGCTAAAGAACATCAATTCGACACAGTTGATAAAAAGTCCGAGGACGTAGTAGTGAAACAATGTCCAGTATGTGGCGTTAAATATCGCGTATCGTATCGACTAAGAAATATTAAAAAGACATGCAGTCCTTCATGTGGACAAAAATTACGAAATCAAACATTAAAACCGACCGACTGGGTTGACGAAGCTATTAAGATGCGCCAGGAAGGTATGATTTTATCTGATATTGCGTTACGAGTTAATCGTGCGACTAGCACGGTATGGAAGCAATTAAAGTTGAAAGGAATTGAATAATGAATAACAACGAATTTGAACGTGTAACAGGTTATGAAGATGCAGAATTACCGGAACGAAAAACGGAATATGCTGCCGGCTATGATATGAAACCTTATGAAAGTGGGTTTGTATGGCCTGGCGAAACAAAGTTAATTAAAACCGGCATTAAAGCTCGTATTAACTATGATGAATATATTCAAATGCACTTGCGTTCTAGTGTAGGAATTAAAAATAATATTATGCTTGCCAATGGTACAGGTATTATCGATGCCGATTATTACAATAACCCTGATAACGAGGGTCATATTATGATACCGATTAGAAATTTAGGTAACGCACCATTCGAATATAAAGCTAGTGAAAGACTGGTTCAATTATTATTTATGCCGTATCGTATCACCGCAAAAGATACAACAACGGACAAACGACATGGTGGGTTTGGTAGTACTGGGGTTTAATTAACAAGAAGGGGACTGCAAGTATGGAAGAGTTAACAAAAGCGGAGAAACGAAATCAAGCTAGGATGTACATCGCTAAGATTGATGATTATCACTTAGAGGAACAAGCCCTGGTATCACAATTAGAATTACTTCAAAAACGACTGGGACCAGCTGGTCTACCACATAGCAGTTTAAGTGAACGAACTGGTGGCGGTGGTGCAATGGGTATCATGGACCAATTCAAAGAATTAACACGCTTGAAAGACGAAATTACAACGCTAAAAGAAAAAGCCGTGGAAGCAGAATGTGATATATTGCGGTGTATCTATAACATACCGGAACCAAAGTATCGAGCGATACTCATTGAGAAGTATGTTAACCGAAGGGACATGTACGCTATATCCCTTGTGTATCGTCAACTAGGTATGCAAAATAACTCAACGAATTATATCAAACGAACCATTCGAAAAGCAGAGGAAGCGTTTTACGATTACAACCTTAAAAAATAAAGGGGTGCACTAACTGTCCTCAACTATGTAGATATTATGCGTACTCATAGAGGGTGGGGTGCACCTAAATGCACCTAACGTTACACCAAATGCACCTAAATTACCATTAAGTGCACCTAAAATGCTATTGAGTGCACCCTATTGACAGTGATATGATGTATTCGTCGATAGGTAGAAGTTGCACTACTGTTTAGACATTGCTATCCTCTCTTAGCAAAACATTATTCTCTCATGAAAAGAGCGCCCTACAACCAGGGGCGCTCTTTTTGTATGTAAAAATAAAAAAAGGAGGTACTGAATGGAAGTTATTAATATTGATGTTAACAAATTAACGCCATACGAAAACAACCCTCGGAACAATACCGAAGCTATTCAATACGTCGCTAATTCAATTAAGGAGTTCGGTTTTAAAGTTCCGCTTGTAATTGATAGCGATAACGTTGTTATCTGTGGACATACTCGCCTATTGGCTGCTAAGCAATTAGGCATCGAAGAAGTCCCTTGTATTGTTGCCGACGACTTAACGGACGAACAAATTAAAGCGTTCCGGTTAGCAGACAATAAAGTAGCCGAAATTGCTACTTGGGATTTAAACAAATTACAGCTTGAATTAGACTTTTTAGACTATAACATGGAAGATTTTGGCTTTATAGAAGCTATGGAAGAACCTGATATTAGCGAGTTCCTAGAAGACCATGAAAGCAAGCCTAAAGAGCCTAAAACTGTAGTTTGTCCTGATTGTGGACACGCATTTACGGTGGAATAATGAAAGTATTTTTAGCTAACATCGAAGCGGACTTTGTTATTGAAGGCAGTAAGCCTAAATACTATTTAGAGAGTTATTTTTATCTAAAGAAGCCAATACAACTACAATTAATGCAAGAAGTAAATATGTTCTTGCTTGATAGTGGAGCGTTCACATTTATGAACGCTAAAAAAGAAAAGTCTGTTAATATCGATGAGTATTTAGACAACTACATCGCTTTTATAAATAAATACGATGTTAAATACTTCTTTGAATTGGACACGGACAGCGTACACGGTTTAGATAAAGTACTCGAAATGAGAGGTAAGCTAGAAGCTAAGACTGGTAAGAAGTGTATACCTGTTTGGCACAAGTCGAGAGGTATTGAGTGTTTTAAAAAATTATGTAAAGAGTATGATTATATCGCTATTGGTGGGTTCGTTACGAAAGAGATTAAAGAAAACGAGTTCGCCAAAGTTAAGCAACTGTTATATTATGCTAAGTTTCATAATGTTAAGGTTCACGGTTTGGGCTTCACTAGCATGAAATACTTAGATAAACTCCCTTTTTATAGCGTTGATAGTACATCGTTTAAAAGTGGGCGTCGGTTTGGGCAGGTACATCACTTTGACGGTAAAAAGATAGTATCTAAAAAAAGACCTGACGGTAAACGAGTTAAAGATTATCACGAAGTAGATAAAATTAACTTGCAAGCCTGGTTACAATTTCAAAAGTACGCTGAAATATATCTGTAAGGAGAATATATGAATAAAGCTATTGTTTTATCAAGTGGTGGTGTAGATAGCACAACTGCTCTTGCATTAGCTGTAAATCAATTTGGCAAGGATAATGTTTTATCTTTGTCTTTTTTTTACGGCCAAAAGCACGATAAAGAACTAAAAGCCGCAGAGAATGTGGCTAATTATTATGGTGTAAGTCATAAAGTGTTTGATATTAAGCAGTTTTTGGCTTATTCTAATTGCTCCCTTTTAACACGTTCTTCAAAAGAAGTTAAAGAGGGAAGCTATGATGAACAGTTAAAAGCTAAAAAGGAAAACGATATTTTAGAAACGTATGTTCCTTTTAGAAATGGTTTACTATTATCTATTGCCGCTACTATTGGAATGAGTGTATCAGAAGACGATAAAGTGTATATCTACTTAGGGAATCATGCAGATGATGCAGCTGGTAACGCTTATGCAGATTGCTCGTTGCAGTTTGTAAACGCTATTGGCGAAGCTATTAAACTTGGCACCTACAATAAAGTTGAAATTAAAAGTCCGTTCGTGAATTTTAATAAAGCACAAATTGTAGCAAAAGGACTATCTCTTGGCGTTCCTTATGAACTCACATGGAGTTGTTATAAGGGCGGAGAAAAGCCTTGTGGCAAGTGTGGTACTTGTATCGATAGAATTAACGCTTTTAAAATTAACGGTCTTAATGACCCAACTATGAAGGAGTAAACGAAATGTATTATGTAACGAAACGAATGGAGATTGCCGGTTCACATCAACTCAATCTCGATTATGAAAGTAAATGCCGTAACCTACACGGCCATAATTGGATAGTAACAGTCTTTATGAAAAGCGAAGAAGTAAACGCTAATGGAATGATTATGGACTTCACTCATATTAAACGTGCTATTCATGACCGCTTAGACCATAACCATATTAATGATGTAGTAGGTGATTTAAACCCTTCTGCAGAAAATATGGCTAAATGGATATGCGACCAGTTAGGTAAATGCTGTTATAAAGTATCTGTACAAGAAAGCGAAGGGAACACTGCTATTTATGAACGTGATTGAAATTTTTAGCAGTATCGAGGGCGAAGGCACACGAGCTGGCGAACTATGTACTTTCATTCGCTTGGCGGAATGTAACCTCCGCTGTTCCTACTGCGATACAGAATATAGCTTTACTGGTGGAACCGAAATGACTGTTGATGAAATTATGCAAGTAGTCGATGGCTATGGCAATGTAAATGTAACTATCACAGGTGGCGAACCATTATTGCAAAACTTAACGGAATTACTAAACGCTATGAACAAGTATTTTGTTAACATCGAAACAAACGGCAGTATAAACCCTGTTCCGCTGTATGGTGAATATCAGAATCTTATGTTCACAGTTGATTACAAGTGCCCTTCTTCTAAGCAAGAGGAGTTCATGAATAACGGCGAAGCGTTACAGGACTTGGAAGAGTGCGACGTCATTAAGTTCGTAGTTGGTAGTTTAGAAGACTTAAATCGTATGCGCCAGTTAATCGAGGACAACGAGTTTAAGGCAAAGGTTTATGTATCACCAGTATTCGGTAAGATTGAACCTAAAGATATTGTTGATTACATGAAAACGTATAACCTACAAGGTGTACGACTACAACTACAAATTCATAAATTTATATGGCCGCCTGAAATGAAAGGAGTGTAAGCATGAACCAGGAAACGATTGAAAGTGCTATCAAGCTCCTATTAACAGGGCTTGGTGAAAATTTAGAACGTGAAGGTGTTGTTGAAACACCTAAACGTGCTGCCAAAATGTATTTAGAAATGCTGGAAGGTATGAACTACACGAACGAGGAAATTGCTAACATGTTTGGCAAGTCCTTTGAAGTGGATACAACTCAAATGGTAATTGTTAAGGATATTGAAGCCTTTTCTATGTGTGAACATCATTTAGCGTTGATGTATGACATGAATATTAGTGTAGGATATATCCCTAATGGTCGTGTAATTGGCTTGTCTAAAATTCCTCGTATAGCTGAAATGTGCTGTAAGCGATTACAACTACAAGAAAAGATAGGCGAGGACATTGCGGAAGTCATTTCTATTGCGACTGGCAGTGATAATGTAATTGTACACATTACATCGAAACATAGTTGCGTAACGGCTCGCGGTGTTAAATCTCGTGCATCTAGTACGACAACAACGACAAAAAAAGGTAAATTCACAAGTGATTATGACTTAACTCGTGAATTTATGAACGGCTTAAAATGACAGTTGTTGACTGTATTAAGCGTAAATGCTTAAACAACAAGAAAGGCAAGTGTACAGCCGAAGTCATTGAGTATGACGGCTTATGCCAGTCATACATAACATACGGCCACGCACGCAAGCCGAAAGGTGGTCTTTGTGTTAGAAGTCATGGCAAGCTAAAACATAAAAGCAACGAAATTCTAAAGTAGATATTCGGTGGGAGGTGGTGAGTATGTGAAAAACTATGAAGCAGCCGAGAAGGACTACAAAAAGTTCCTACCCTATAAAGACATAGCCGAAAAATACGGCGTATCAATCGAAACAGTTAAATCTTGGCGGAAGCGATACGGTTGGAAGCGTGCTAAGACTAAACCTAAACCGAAAAAGAAAATAGGTGCTCCGTTTGGTAATAAAAATGCCATGGGTAATAGTGGAGGTCCACCTGTTGGTAGTCAAAACGCTTTAAAGCATGGTCTTTTTGCTAAATACTTGCCACTCGATATGATTGGCGTAATTGAAGATATAGAAACAATAACCCCTATAGAAATACTATGGGGGAATATTTGTATTAAATATGCTGCCATCATACGAGCACAAAAAATAATGTTCATCGAAAGTGAAAACGCTGACAAACAAATTGAAAGTGTTACTCAAACAATTGAGGAAAGCGACCAATTTGGGAACACTAAACGAATTGAAAAGCATGTTGACACAATAACAGCAGATATTCGTATGGAGAAGTTCCTTAAAGCACAATCAAGGGCGATGGACACGCTGGCAAGATTAATCAAGCAATATGACGACCTATGTAAAAGCGAATTGGCAACGGAAGAACAAAAGGCTCGTATCGCTAAACTTAAAAACGAAGTTGCGACTATTAAACAGCAAAACGAGGATAATAAAACGCTCGTTCCTATTATCATAGGTGGTGATGAAATTGAAGATTAAGGATAATCAAGTAGTCGTTCATCTCCCTAGTATCGTAGGCAAGCATTATGGTGCGTTTTGGCGGTTTAAAGGACGGTATAAGGCTGTTAAGGGAAGCCGTGCGAGTAAGAAGTCGTCAACTCAATCATTAAAGGTTATAACCGAAATTATCGAAAACCCTCATATTAATTGGTTAGTGGTTCGCAAAGTTGAACGAACGTTGCGTGATAGTTGTTATGCTCAACTGAAATGGGCTATACACCGATTAAAGGTGGATAACTTTTTTAAGTGCAGTACATCACCGCTAGAAATAACATACAAGCCAACTGGACAAAAGATATTGTTCAGAGGTTTAGACGACCCTTTAAAAGTAACATCAATTACTGTTGAAGTTGGGGCGCTGTGTAGGTTATGGATAGAGGAAGCGTACGAAATAACATCAGAGGAAGCGTTCGACCGCTTGGATGAAAGTATTCGTGGACAGCTACCAAAAGGAATGTATCATCAAGTCGTGTTAACATTTAACCCTTGGTCTGACAGGCACTGGCTTAAAAAACGCTTTTTTGATACACCTAGTCCGAATGTATTGTCTATGACAACGAATTATATGTGTAATGAGTTCCTAAGCGAAGCAGACTTGGTACTATTCGAGGAAATGAAAAAGAACCCTCGTCGCTATAGGACTGCTGGTCTTGGTGAATGGGGTATCGTTGAAGGCCTAGTGTATGAAAACTGGGAAGAACGAGTTTTTGATGTGCATGAAGTATCTAATAGGCCAAATGTACGCTCTGCCTTTGGTATGGACTTTGGTTATGTAAATGACCCTAGTACATTATTCTGTGGACTTGTTGATACAGTTGCTCGTGAAATATATGTCTTTGATGAAATGTACGAAAAAGGTATGAGTAATGAAGATATTTTGTCAAAAGTATCCGAAATGGGATATGCAAAGGAGCGAATTAAAGCGGATAGTGCGGAACCTAAATCGATTGCGTATTTACGCAAAGCTGGTCTCACTAGAATTAGGGCAGCCAAAAAAGGACCTGACTCAATTCGTGCTGGTATTTCGATTATACAGGACTATAAAATTATTATTCATCCTAGGTGTGTTAATTTCATTACTGAAATTAGCAATTACACATGGGATAAAGATAAATTCGACAACCCTATAAACAAGCCTATTGATGATTTTAACCATTTAATGGACGCCATGCGTTATGCAATGGAAGAGTTTGACGGACGAAAAGGTGTACGCTTATTAACTTAGGAGGTGAAAGTTTGGAGCTTGAATTAGTTAAGAAGTTAATTAAAAAACATACCTTATGGCATGCAAACGTAATCAGCGAAATGCAGACAGCGGAACGCTATTATGAAGTAAACAATGACATTAAGTTGTTACCGACTAAACCAAAGGACGTTGAGGAAGCAAGGCAAAAGGGAGAAAGTTTTAACCCTATGCACCAGGCGGACAACCGAATTGCGTATTCCTTTTATCCTTTGTTAGTAGACCAAAAAACCGCTTATATGTTTACGGCACCGCCTATTTATGATGTTAAAAACGATAATTTAAATACAATTATCCTCGATACATTAGGCGATGCATACGAAAAGAAGTGTAAGGACTTATGTGTTAAAGCTACGAATGGTGGCGTCGCTTGGGTTCATTACTGGATAGATGAAAACAACGATTTTCAGTGGGCGGTATTACCGGCTAATGAAATTATTCCAATCTATAACAATCGTATTAATACGAAGTTGGAAGGCGTATTGCGTGTATATGCGGATATTAACGATAAAGGCGAAAATATCACGGTATACGAATATTGGAATGACAAAGAAGTACAAGCGTTTTCTATGCGAACTGGTGATGATTACGAAACATTATCGCCTTATACAGCATTTACAATGATTGACCCTAGCGGTGTTACGTTAAACGTTGATACCATTCCACATCAAATGGAAAAAGTTCCTTTTATTGCGTTCGCTAACAACGCACGTCATACAACTGATTTAAAACGTATTAAGGAATTAATCGATGTGTACGATAAAACTTATAGCGGTTTTTTAAACGACCTAGAGGACGTCCAGGAGGTTATATATGTACTCACCAACTATGGCGGTGAAAACCTAGCCGAGTTCTTGGACGGTATGAAAAAATACAAAGCAATTCAAATGGACTCTACTGGTCCTGATGATAGAAGCGGTATTTCAACTCTAACTATCGACATTCCGATTGAAGCACGCAAAGAACTTCTTGATATTACTCGTAAAGCTATCTTTGACATGGGGCAAGGGGTAGACCCTCAGCAACAAGGTTTAGATGGTACTAGCGGTGAAGCAATGAAGTTTTTATATACTTTATTGGAGCTTAAAGCCGGTATGATGGAAACTGAATTCCAACTAGGCTTTAATGAATTAATTCGTGCTATCTGTTCCGCACATGGCTCGAACGATGTTACTATCACCCAAACATGGACGAGAACAAGCGTTAAGAATGACGGCGACTTGGTGGACATGTGTTCAAAATCGATGGGCGTCGTATCTAAGCGAACTATCCTTGCACATCATCCGTTCGTGGAAGACGTAAACGAGGAAATGAAGCAAATCGAAACAGAGGAAGCACAAAATAATACTGATATGTACGATGATTGGCATAGCAAAGGTCATGACGATGGCTCTATAGACGACCATGACGACGACCACGGCGATGACGAATAATCGTATTTATATTTTCATTCGTGGCAGGTAAACCACGGTAAAAACCGGAAGGAGTAAAACATATGACATTCAAGGAACTATTGGAAAAATTGGGTATCGCAGAGGATAAAATCGACGAAGCGACAAAACAATTTAAAGAATTTCTCGATGGTGAATATGTTCCAAAGTCGCGTTTTAATGAGGTTAACGCGGAAAAGAAAACCTTAGAAACTGCTGTTGCCGATAGAGATAAACAGTTGAAAACATTAAAGGATAGCGAAGGCGATGTACAAGCGTTAAAAGACCAAATTACAAAACTTCAAGCAGACAATAAAGCCAATGCCTTAAAAGCTGCCGAAGATTTAAAAGCGCTTAAATTGAGTACCGCGGTTCGATTAGCGATTGGCGATAGCGCACAAGATGCAGAGCTCGTAGCTAACTTGATTGATAAGTCTAAACTCATTCTTGCCGATGACGGCAAAGTAACTGGTTTAGATGAACAACTAAAAGACTTGCAAAAGAATAAGGCGTTCTTGTTTAAACCACAAGGTGACCCTAAATTCAAATACGACCCTAACAAGGGCGAAGGTACTCCTAAGGTGAACCCTTTTAGCAAGGAACATTTCAATCTAACGCAACAAGCAGAACTTATCAGAACGGACGTCGCACAAGCTAAAACGCTTGCAGCACAAGCCGGTGTATCTATTGATAACTTAATTTAATTTAGGAGGTCTAATAATGCCAAACCAAAACTTTTCTTTTAACTTGCAAACATTCGCAGCAACTGCATTGAAAGACGTAATTAACCCTACGCCTTTATTCGTTGATTATGTAACACGTCGTACAAGCGAATTATCCGCTATCTTTTCTTCCGGCATCGCAACTCGTGATAGCCAATTCGACATGCTCGCATCTGAACCAGCACAAGTTCATAACATGCCTTTCTTCACTGATTTGACTGGCGACTCTGAAAACGTGGTGGAAGGTACTGATTTAACAGCAGATAAAATCGGTTCTAAAATGGACACTTCCACAACTATTCGCCGTGCGAAAATGTGGGGCGCTACTGACTTGTCCGCTCAATTATCCGGAACTGACCCTATGTCCGCTATTGGTGATTTAGTAGCTGGTTTTTGGGCTAGAGACCATCAAAAGGAATTATTGAATATCCTTAGTGGTGTATTCGCTGCAACTACAATGTCCGACCATATCTTGGATATTTCTGCTAAAACTGGCAAAGCCGCAGCATTCTCCGGTGAAGCGTTCATTGACGCAATGCAACTTATGGGCGATGCTCGTAACTCTTTAACAGCAGTTGTTATGCACTCCGCTACTAAATCTTATCTTGATAAATTGAACTTAATTCAAACTATTCGTCAATCTGATGCAACTTCCTTTGATTATTACATGGGCCGTCGTGTAATCGTTGACGATGGTTGCCCTGTTGATACTGACAAATACACAACTTATTTGTTCGGTGAAGGTGCGATTGCGTATGGTGTAGGTTCTCCTGTTGGTATGGTTCCAGCGGAAGTTGACCGTGATAAACGTAAAGGCTCCGGCATTGATTACTTGATTTCTCGTAAAGCGTTCATCTTGCATCCTCGTGGGGTAAAATGGACAAATAAAACTCGTGCCAATGCTGAATCTGTATCTCGTGCAGAATTGAAAGACGGCGGCAACTGGGAACGTGTTTACGAACCTAAACAAATTCGCATTGTTAAATTTGTTCATAAATTAGGCTAAGGGGTAAATTATGGGGACTAATTCATATTGGGCTAGGCGTGCTGTTGAACGTGAAGATGAATGGAACAAAAAGAGCCGTGAAACAATCGAAAAAGAGTTGGCCGCTCAATATGAAAGGTCCGCCCAACGGCTACAAGCAAACATTGAGCAACTTTACGGAAAGTTCGCCACTGATAACGGACTAAGCATGACCGATGCTCGTAAATTAATCAACGGAACTGAATTTAGGACTTGGCAAAAGGACGTCGAAGGGTACTTGGCAGACTTTGAAAAGACTGGCAACCCTAAGATTATGCTTGAACTAAATGCCCTTTCAATGCGCTCGCGCATTTCAAGGTTAGATAAATTGTACAGCGATACACTTATCGAAATAGATAAGTTAAACCGAAATACAGACAATGTCATGTCCTCCTTTTTAAAAGAAGCATACAAAGATAATCGCTTGCATTCTGCCTATGAATTGGCAAAGAAAGGACAAGGTCCTTTAAATGTAGTTGTTGATAATAAACAAGTGGAACAGGTCTTGCGAACTCCATGGAGTGGTAAGAACTACAGCGAACGGATATGGGCCAACGGTGAAAAGTTGGCTCGTACCATTCAAGATACTGTTGTTAATGGTGTTCATCGCGGTGTATCAGTTAATAAACTGGCGAAAGAAGTGCAAGAGCGAATGGGAGTATCTAAAAATGATGCTGTAAGATTGGTTAGAACGGAATTAAATTACGTTCATAATCAATCTACCTTGGACTCGTTGCGTTCCTCTAATATGGAATACTTTCAATTCATCGCAACAATGGATAAGCGTACATCTTCTATTTGTAGGGAACACGATAATAATATTTATCCGATTAGCGAAGCCGAAGTAGGAAGTAACGTTCCTCCGCTTCATCCTCGTTGTAGGTCTACGATTGCTGGTGCTATTAGTAATAAGAAACCGACTAGCGGTTCTCGTATTGCTAAAACTGAACCAACTTCTAAAGGGGAGCGAGTACAATATCAAAAAGTACCACGCAATATGAACTATAACGAATGGAAATCGATTTACGTTGATAAAACGAAAACATTCGCCGATTGGCGAGAGGAACAAAAGGTCGAACAGCCTAAGCAACCGAAACCAGTTAAGCCTAAAGAGGTTGATTTAAAGAACAAAATATCTAAACTCGACATGTCAAAAGCAACTCCGCAAGACATGATTAATATTGGGAAGTTAGCTAACCAAAAACATGATATTATTAACTTGATAGGTAATAAAGATGAATTGGTGAAGGTTCTATCTCAATATCGTGAAGTTGGATATGAAATTCCTAATAGCTCCTGGGCGGAAGGTAGCGTTAAGAAAAACAAGGAAATGTTACAAGGTGCATTTAATGTCTATCCGAGCGACTGGGGTCGTATGTTAAAGGATAACAATAAAGGCATTAGCACTCGCAAGATTAAGCGTGGTTATTTCTATGGTGAAGCTGCCGTTACTGGTCGGCCGTTGAAATATGCTAAAATCGATAACCCTGAAAAGTACATAACAATTAATATGAACGGTGTTCGTAAAACAACTCCATTCCATGAAATAGGACATATGGTTGAATTCTTTAGCAAGGATGCCAGTCGTTTGTCGAATGAGTTCGTAGAAATGCGAACCAAAGGCGAGGAAGCGGAGCGGTTAAACAAAATCTTTAATATGGGTTGTTATGGAAAAGAAATGGCTAAAAAGGATAATTTCATCAGTCCTTATATTGGTAAAACATATAAAGACGGCGGAACCGAAGTTTTAAGTATGGGGCTTGAAAGCATATTCGAACCTAACGAAAACGGCCAGTATAAAGGCTGGGACTACAAAACAGGTAAACCTATTTGGGCTACTATAAAGGACGATGAGGAGTATTTATACTTCATTATTGGAATGTTATTAACTGTATAGGAGTGTTACTATGACGGATAAAGATAAAGCGTTTATCGACGCTTTAACTAAATTCAATAGCATGTGTGAAACGTATAAATCAATCTTTGGTGAAAATTCATTGGATAGAGTATTCGTACTTAGTCCTGGTGATATTTCAACCGAGGAATTGGACGATAGCACTAAAATGCTTGCCTCTGCTATTGCGAACGATGAACCGCTTGAACAATTTGACGAGGATATGTGGGAACATGTTAAATATTAAGGAGATTAACTTTGGGTAACGTTCAATATTTAGAATATGATGAAGCAGTTGCGTTGGTTATATCGACGACTAACCGCTTAATATCTATGATTGATAGTCTTAATGAAGTTAATTGCGCCGATTATATAACGCTGTTCGCCGAAAAGTTTGTTCTTGATTGTATGGACTATTGTCATAGGACGAACTTCCCTCGAACGCTTGTATATACGGCAGCCGAATTAGCTACAAAGTACATCAAAGATAAATACAGCGATACACATGGACCGCTAAAATCTTTGAAAGAAAATGACGTTGAATTTACCTGGGCGGTAACTGATATATCCCCTATTGGGTGTATTAGTGAAAAGGACTTTGAAAGCATTCGTACGAAATTAAATCTATATCGGAAAGTGGTGTGGTCGAATGGCTAATGTATACGGAAAACTGCTTGCAGATATTATGTACAAAGATACATGTACCATTTCACGACAACAAGCCACCACGGACGATATAGGGGCGGATGTGTTCGACGTCGTTGATGTGTATGTTGATGTTCCTTGTAAATTAGGACAAACAGGACAAACAAGCATGAATGGTGTTGATACTGACAGCGTATTCACATTAAAAGATAAATTAAGATTGTCCTTGCCGACTGATTACGATGTTATGGCAAATGATATTGTTACAATCAATCATCAAGGCCAATCATTTATTATGCGATGTGATAGTCCTTTTAAGTACACAACGCACCAGGAAATCACGTTAATTCGTGATGATGAGGCTTAACTATGGGAGCGAAAGTTAACGGCTTCATGGAGTTGAATTTTAAGTGGAAAAAGATGTTATCGTTGTACCCTGAATACATCGATACACTTTTACAACAACAAGCGGAGTTATTAATCGCCGATACAAAGGCGAAAACTCCTGTTGATACTGGTACACTTCGCAACGCTTGGAAGCGTACTGAACCGCAAAATAACTCCATTGAGGTATACAACAACACGGAATATGCTAACCATATCGAATATGGACACAGAACACCGAAAGGCGGTTTTGTGAAAGGGCATAAGATGTTACATCGCTCTACGGTTAAGCGTAAAAATCAATTTTTAAATGACACAAGAAAGATACTAAGGAACTTGATAGATGCTTAAATTAAGAACTATTCAAAAGGCCTTAGTTGACCTTTTGAAAAACAAATATCCTAATTATAAGGTGTATTTTGACAACGTTGAAAAGTCAAATGCACCTTATTTTTATATTGAAATGTTTGTTCATAGTGGAGTTGGCGATTACAACTACTTCGAAAGGACTGTTCAAGTCGATATTACATTCCGAGCTATGGAAGATAAGAACAACCGCATTAAACGTGCGGACTTATACGAAATGAGTGATAGCTTAGAATGTATCTTTAGACCTGTACTGAAAGTCGATGATAGATATATCACCATTAACGACTTTGAACATACATTTATAGATGAAGTATTGCACTTTATCTTTAATCTAGAGTTTAACGACGCATTCACTGACGAGGAAGTTAACTTCGTTCGTGGTGAACTTGTTAATACTCTTTCATTTAGCCTTAACGGCTCTAATTTAACCGAGGAGGAATAATTAAATGCCAAACGAACAAGAAAAATTCGGTTTACCGCAAGTCCTAATCGACTTTAAAACAAAGGGCGTAACTGCTATCAAGCGTTCCGCTCGTGGCGTTGTAGCATTGATTTTAAAATGCGAAACAACCGATGTATCTAACAAGTACAAAATCTCTGATATTAGCGAAATTCCTGACAGAACATTCGATGAAGCTACAACTGATTTAATTAAAAAGTGCTTAGATGGAACACCTTTGCGTGTATTGGTATATACATTACCTAAAGCAACTGTACAAGGCGCAAAAAATACGCAAGCTACATTGTTAAAACAGTTGAAACATACTCGCTTTAACTATATTGCCGCTCCTACCGGTACACTTCAAGACCAACAAGACTTGGCGTCCTACATTAAAGCAGAACGCAACAATGGTCGTAAAACTGTTAAAGCGGTAGTAGGTAGCGTGGCATCAGACCATGAAGGCGTTATCAACTTCTGCACAGAAGAAATTAAAGTGCCTAACGGTCAAGATACACAAGGTCGAACCACATACAAAACGTATACTCCAATCGAATATACTGCTCGTATTGCTGGTATCTTAGCTGGTCTTGCACTCGACCGCTCCGCTACTTATTACAAATTAACCGAAGTTGAAAGCGTTAAAGTGTACGAGGACTTAACCGACCGTATCGATAAAGGCGAATTGCACTTATTCGATGAAGAGGACGGCGAAGGTGTTAAGATTGCTCGTGCTTGCAACTCCTTGCAAACGTTCACAACTGACAAAGGTCAAGAATTCCGTAAAATTAAAATTATTGAAGGTATCGACATGGTAACAGATGATATTCGCGATACTTTCAAAAAGTATTATGTCGGTAAATATATCAACGACTACGACCATAAAATGCTATTCGTGGCAGCCATTATGGTTTACTTCGGTCAATTAGCTGGCAACGTACTCGACAATCGAGCTAAGAATAAAGTTGATATTAACGAACAATTCCAAAAAGACTATGCCATCATCAAAGGCGAAGACATTTCTAAAATGTCTATCATGGAAATTCGCGAATATAACACAGGTTCTGAACTTGGCTTAGCTGGTACTGTTAAATTCGTTGACGCTATGGAAGACCTTAAAATCGATTTCACAATGTAATAGGAGGAACTATAAATGGCAAGAGCAAGTGAAGATGTAAAATATCGTGGTCGCCGTCGTTGGAACGGCTCTCACGGCAAAGTATGGTTCGACGGTGAGTTGGTATTCGAGATTGAAAGTTTCGAATGTACAGTCGAAGCCCAACGCGAGGACGTTATCATCGGCAACTCCGTTGATAGTAAAATTACTTCCCTTAAAGGCGAAGGTACTGCCAAAATTAAAAACGTTATCAATCGTAACTTCCGCAAGTTGCATGAAGCGTGGAGCGCCGGTCATGACCCTCGTTCCGTAATTACTGGCTTATTGGACGACCCTGACGCAGTGGACGGCCAAAAGGAACGCATTTCTATTGATAATGTATGGTTCAACAAATTAACTCCTTTACACTTTGAAAAAGGCAAAGTTGTTGAAACTGATATTCCATTCGGCTTTACACCGGAAGATTTACAATACATTGAATCTATTGATTAATTGAAAGGAACATAACAATGTCTGTATCTATTAACGAATTAATTGCTAAGCGTGAAGAAATTAAGGCTCGCAAAAGTCAAAAACTAACAATCGAAACATCCTTGGGTAAAGTGGTAGCTAAAAAGCCTACCACTTTACTTATGACAGAAGCATTAGGTTTAGATGGTGATAACGATGAATACATCGTTTACAACTGCATTGTCGAACCTAACTTGAAGGACAAAGACTTGCAACAAGCATATGATTGCGCCGAACCTATGGACATTGTAGGTAAGTTATTCGAATTCGGTGAAATTAAAGCTATTAGCACAGTTTTGATTGAGTCTGTTGGCGTAGGTAAAAAACTCGACCACGCTATCTTTGACGAAGCAAAAAAGTAATAGAAGAAGACTGGGAGGCGGCTACGGCCGCCTACTTAGTTTTAAAAGGTCATACGTTTGAATATTTCTTTAGTTTGTCCTTAATGGAAAAACTGCTTTGCCATGTAGCTATGGAAAAGGAAAGGAAAGAACGTGTGGAAGTTGCTAAATTAGCTATAAGGGAGGTATTAGGTGGATAATAAAGAACGTTTAGGCGTCGAACTGTACCTTGACGATAAAGGGTTTACGAATGCAGTTAAAAAGGCGCAACAATCAACGCAAAATCTAGCTAAATCTGCCAATGCTGTTACTCCTGCGATGGCCGGTGTTGATAGAAGCATGAGTAGTGCTGTAAGCTCCGTTCAGGGAATAGCAAACGCAACCAAAAAAGCCGAAAGTGAATTGTCAAAGTTAAAGCGTACTGGTAGCAATATCAAAGTTAAGATTGACGCAAAAGATGAAGCTACTTCTAAAGTTCAAAAGATTAAAAGTGAACTCAATACTTTTAAAGGTAAAGTATACACAGCGACAGTTAACGTTAAGCAAAATATGGCCGGTGCTATGTCTACTGCCGGAAATAAACTTAGCGGTGCTATGCTTGGAACTACAATGCAAATGGCCGGCATGGCTGGCATTGGGTTTGGTATATTTGATGCCGTAAAAGGTTATGCGGACTTCGAAGAAGAAATGTCAGCAGTTAAAGCTATTTCAGGTGCTACGGCGGACGAGTTCCAAAAGTTGAATGAAAAAGCAATTCAAATGGGCGCTGATACTAAATTCAGTGCCTTAGAATCTGCACAAGCGTTCAAATATATGGGTATGGCCGGCTGGAAAACTAATGAAATGATAGGCGGTATTGCCGGTATCATGAACTTAGCGGCCGCATCAGGCGAAGACTTAGCTATGACTTCCGATATTGTAACTGATAGCTTATCTGCCTTTGGTTTACAAGCCAAAGACTCTGCTATGTTCGCCGATGTATTAGCGGCGGCAGCCACTAACTCGAATACCAACGTCGCTTTAATGGGTCAAACATTCAAATATGCTGCGCCAGTAGCCGGCGCCTTAGGGTTTAGCGTACAAGATACTGCACTTGCTGTAGGTCTTATGGCTAACCAGGGCATTAAGGGTTCAGAAGCTGGTACTGCATTAAGAGCGATGATGACTCGTTTAGTTAAACCGACCAAAGAGTCCGGCGAAGCGATGGACATTTTAGGTTTAAACATTTTAGATGCAAACGGCAAGATGAAACCGTTTAGGGATATTATCGCCGACATTCGCGAAGGCATGAAAAAACTATCTCCGGATAGTAAAGCGGCCGTTGCTGGTATGCTTGCCGGTCAAGAAGCTATGTCAGGTTTGCTCGCATTAGTTAATTCGCCTTATGAAGACTTTGATAAGTTAGCCGGTGCAATCGACAATTCGAGCGGTGCTGCCGAACGAATGGCGAAAATTCGCATGGACAATCTAAAGGGTGATTTAGAACAATTATCCGGTGATTGGGACTCGTTCACCACGAAATTAATGGGCGGTAGCATTGGTGGTTTTAGAGACATCGTACAAGGCATAGACAACTGGTTTGTAGGTTTAACTGAAAACTTTGAAACTAACGGCATTACAATTCGAAGCGTACTTGACGGAATAACTTCTGCTATCAAAGAGCTAGTAGGTCAAACGCTTAAAATGGAAGGTCTACCCTCTATCCTATCAGCTGCAGCATTAGCGGTAGGTGGTATCGGTGCATTTAAAATCGGTAAAGGTGCATATGGTTTATTTAAAGGTTTAAAAGGCGGTGGTGGAACTGGAACTGGTGCGGACAGCACAGTAGGTGATATGACCGTTCAAGCCTTAAATGTAACTGTAAATGCAAGCAATATGACAGGAATGGGTTCAAGTGGTCCTATAGTTGAAGGCGGTGGCAAAGGTGCTAAACCTAAAAGCGGTGGCCGTTTTGGTAAATTAAAAAGCGGTGCTAGTAAATTAGGGAACGGCTTGACTAAAGTTGGCGGTAAAATTGCTGTTCCGTTGGCATTGGCTATGGGTGCTTATGATATTGCGACAAGCGATGATAAAGCTCGTGCCGGTGTTGGTTTAGGTGGCAGCCTTGCCGGTGGCTTGGCCGGTGCTAAACTTGGTGCTATGGGCGGTGCCGCCTTAGGTTCTATTGCTCCTGGTGTAGGAACTGCCGTTGGCGGTGCTATTGGTGGTCTTGTAGGTGGTATCGGTGGTGCTGTATTCGGCGAAGAAGTAGCACAACAAATTTACGATGGCATTACAAGTAACCTTGAAGGCTTGACTGACTGGTTTAGCCAAAAGTGGAATGACATCGTAGCGACATGTGCTCCAGTGATTAACACTATAGCCGGTATATTCGGCTTTGCTTGGGACGGTATCGTTGCTATCTTTGGTCCGGCTGTTGATTGGTTTATTGGTAATGTATGGGAACCTATTTCTAGTGCTGCAAGTAGCATGTGGGAAGCTATTAAAGGGTTCTTTAGTGAAGCATGGGAAAGCATTAAAGGTGTATGGGCTGGCGTTGCTAACTGGTTTGATGAAAATGTATGGAGCCCTATTAAAAGTGCAGCGAGCGGTGTATTTAGTGCTATCGGTAGCGCTTTAAGTGCTGTTCAAGCACGAGGAGCGCAAGCAACTGGCATTCCAGGACATGCAACCGGTACAAATCACTTCGGCGGTGGCTGGACTGAAATCAATGAACGTGGCGGTGAAATTGTAGACTTGCCGAACGGTAGTCGAATTTATCCACATGCAACAACTGAAAAGATGATTGCGGATAGTTTAAGTGGCAATAACTCCGTTAACCAATACTCTATCAGTGGGAATACATTCGTTGTTCGTGAAGAAGCAGATATTGACCGCATAGCACATTCGTTATTCTCTATGCTTGAAAGTGCGGAAGTAAATTATGGAGGTGTATAATGGCGAAATTAATCAGCGGTATTGGTAGAGCGTTATCGCTCTTATCTGTGATTTTGGGTAAGAGTGGTAATAACTATCCTGCAGTGATACTCTCACAAGGCGACGAACGATTGGTCTTGCCAGTAACTCCAACAAAGTATGAAGTAGGTAACGAACAGGACAATAAAAGCGTTAACATTACTCAAATAGGTGAAGCGTTATTATTTGGTAACCCTAAACTAATTACTTTATCTTTTGAAAGTTTTCTTCCAGCTAAGGACTATCCATTCATTGTAGGGGATAAACGTAAGCCGGCTGAAATTGTTGCTTTAATTAACAAGTGGAAAGAATCAAAGAAACCGATTAGGGTCATTGTTAGCGATGGCCCTATTAATTTAATGATGGCTATTATGGCATTCCCTTGGAAGAAGCAAGAAAACACAGGCGATTTATATTACACGCTTAGTCTTAAAGCGTACAAAGATTTAAATACATCCATGACAGCGGACGATGCAAAGGCGGTTGATGATGTAACAGGACTTAAAGATAGACCTACAATCAACAATAAACCTAGCACCGCAACGCTACATAATAAGGGTGCAGATATTTTAGATGCTGCCAAAAAGGCATACGGCAACTATAAACACTATGAACGTATTATTCAATCTAACGACTTAAAGAATTTAGCGATTAACAATTTAAGTCAGTTAAGAAAGTTGAAGGTTAAGTGATGATTATTAAACACATCGGAACTAAAACAGTTAAAGATGAAAAGACCGGTAAAGATAAGCAAGTACCAGTTGAAAATGATATATCACACTTGGTTAATAATGCGACATGGAGCGGTTCTCGTATTCAGGCAGCAAGAAAACTTGAATTTGTGTATACGCAAGAGCCTCGCGACCCTAATTGGCCTGTATATGCCCTTGGCATAGGTGAAACTGTAAAAGCATATTCAGAAGATAACGAGTTGCAGTTCGTTGGTAATATTTATTGCACCGAGCGTAAGACCTCCGCATCAACAATTACGGTAACGTGTTATGACAATATGTTTATATTGAGTAAATCAAAAACTACTCGTAAATTCACAAATATGACCGCAGAGGACATTACAAAGGCTGTATGCAAGGAAATGGGTATTAAAGTAGGTAACCTCGCTGAAACAGGCGAAAAAATAACTTTTATCGCTAATAACAAGTCAGGTTATCAAATCATACTCATGGCATACACGGAAGCGGCCAAAAAGACCAATAAAAAATATCAAGCTATGATGGAGGGCGACGAACTCGACGTCATAGAAAAAGGGTCGTTAATCGAAGGGCTTGTCATCGACCAATATCGCAATATCACGGACTCGTCCTATAAGGAGAGTATCGAAAACATGATTAATAAAGTCATGATTGTTGATGATAAGGGTAACTTAATTCGATATGAAAGCAAGGACGACCAAATTCAGAAGTATTCCATGATACAAGCTGTATACAAGGAAAGCAAAAACAAAAACACGCAAGAGGAAGTTAAGGACATATTCAAAGGTCCTGAACGTACTGGTGTTATTGACTGCTTAGGCGACTATGACGCCTTGTCCTCGTATTCGGTTGAAATTAAAGATGTGATTACACAGTTAAGCGGTCAGTTTTGGATAAAAAGCGATACGCATAAATTCGAAAACGGACAGCATACTATGAAACTCGAAATCGAGTTTGAAAACTTAATGACGAAAGAAAAGGTAGACCATTCCTTAGAAGCGAAGGAAAAGAAACGCTTAGAACGTGAAGCGAAAAAGAAAAACAAAAAAGGAAAAACTCCTAAGGGTAAAGGTCGAAGGTCTACTAGAAAGTCAACGAAAAGAAAGGTAGAAATACATTATGCCGAATGATATTCCGAGTGCTGCACATTCTATGGCGAAAATGGTTAATACTATTCACGGCATAGCAAAAGATGAACAACCAATGGGCATGCGAATTGGACTTGTTACATCACCATTCCCTAATCTTGTTATTCGTGTTGATAATATCGACATTACAAATGAACAGATATATCTTAATGACTACTGGAAACCGGACCACTACAGGGAAGCAAAAGGCCACATCATAAGTGAAACACAGCCTCGCTCCGGTGGTGGTGGCTTAGCGTTATTTGAAAGTCATACACATGAAATTCATAACGATTATACTGATACGATTATCATGACTGATACGTTACGAGTAGGTGATGAAGTAACCGTATTCCCAGTATATGCACAAGGTGAACAGTTGTATTATATCGGTCAAAAGGTGGTGAAACTATGAGTGCAGAATATCCATTCGCCGGTTCAACAAATATTAACGCTTATCAAAGCGAGGAGCTTCCGTTATTCGTTGAATACGATTGGGACTTTGATAAAAACTCGTTTAAATTCACCGCTAATGGTAACCGAATAAAAGTAACTGGTGATGACGCCTTAAAAGTTTGGGTGTACAAAGCCTTAATGACGGAACGCAATCAGTACTTGGCATATTCTACTCGTTATGGTATTCAGTTAAAGCCTTTTATAGGAAAGGTTATGAGTGTTAATGAACGGTATAGCGAACTTAGACGAGTTATCGTTGAATGTCTTATGGTTAACCCTTATATCAAGTCCATTGATAGCATTACATTCGATGAAAACGGCGATAAGGTAGAATGTTCCGTTGAACTAACCACAGTATATGGAGGGCTTAATATTAATGTTTAACATTCCAACTAGCGATGAAATTTTAAAAGATTTACAGGAACAATGCACATCGCCTTATAGTAAATTTGAGGGTACGTTTGAATACGATGTGTTTTCATCTAATGCTATTGAGTTCATGAAAACATATGTTGAATTAGGCGAGTTGTATAAGGTAGCGTTTGGTGATACAGCGTACGGTGATTTCTTAACTATGCGAGCTGCCGAAAGTGGGGTCATTCGTAAAGGAGCAACTAAGGCGACTGGTTATGTTACTGTCAAAGGTAACGGAACTCTACCAAAGGGCAGTCAATTCGCTACGCAAACCGGTGTTTTATTTGAAACACTTGAAACGGTACAAGTTAATAACTCAACAAAGGTTAAAGTGCAAGCCCTCGAAGGTGGTATAGGTGGTAACGTTACAGCACAATCAGTAACAGTTATTCCAATGTCTATTCCTGGTATTATGAGCGTTAATAATGCAGAACCTATAGGCGATGGCTTTAACGCAGAAAGCGACGACGAATTAAGAACTCGTTATCTAAATCATGTTCGAACTCCTGGCACTAGCGGAAACGCAACTCACTATTATGAGTGGGCGATGTCTGTTGGTGGTGTTGGTGGTGCTAAAGTGCTTCCAGTATGGAACGGCGCTGGTACTGTTAAAGTAATTATTGTGAATAGTGAATTTAGTCCAGCTTCGCAAGAAATTATTAACAAAGTAACTAACTATATTGAAACTGTACGCCCTATGGGTGCGGTGGTAACGGTAGCGACTGTTACGCCTAAGACAATCAATATTACAGTTAAGCCGGAAGGTGATTTTAATCAATCGGTATTCAATGAATTAGTCAAAGCATACCTAATCGACATTGAACGACAAAACATTAAGAATACAACGTTATTGAAAGTTGCGTATTCGAAAATCGGTAGCCTTGTATTAGATGCCGGAGCAACTGACTATACGAACTTAACGATTAATGGTGCTACTAAATCAATCGAGTTAGCGGTTGATGATTTAGCGGTATTAGGCGAGGTGAGTGTTCTATGATTTTTAACCTTTTAAGGACCTATAAGGTCGATGTTCTTAGGTACTTGCCTAGATACCTATCAAAGGACGAAACTTTTAAAGGAACGCAAGATTCGTTAAGCGAGGAACACGAAAAGCAACGCTTATTGATTATCGACATATGCAAGCAGTTGTTTGTTGAAACGGCTACTTGGGGACTTGATGATTGGGAGCGAGTGTACGGACTAGAAAATAATCGTAACTTGTCTATTGATGATAGGCGCGACTATTTGTTGATTAAAATTCAAGGCTCGCAAACAATCACCGAACGCAAGTTGCAAGAGTTTATTAACCTTGTATATCCTCCTGGTAGTGCAATCGTTAAAGAAAATACTGGACCGAATAGGTTTAGCGTTCTTCTTGATGTAGCCGACGCATTAGACGAGATACGAAATGTTATCGAAGTTTATAAGCCGGCACATTTAACATACGCTATAGCACATGAATTTAACGCTAAAGGGCCGATTGCTGTTGTTGGTGCGGTAACTAATACCGAACATATTTACATCAAGCAAGAAAAATCGGATAGGTCGATTACAGCACGAGGAATTTATGCTCGCCCTGTTGGTGCAGTCGCTGTTCGTAGCAATATTAATTTACACTATTAAGGAGTCGAACTATGAGTAATTACAATAAAATTATTCCGACCTTAGCCGGTAGCAATCTATTGGTTGAGTCAATCAAATCTAAAAAGCCGCTTATCTTTACTCGCATTGCATTGGGTGATGGCACGTTAACTGAAAGCGAAAGCATTGAAAATTTAACAGCATTAAAGCATCCTATGGCGCAGAATGCTGTACAAGCGATTAACAGTCGAGGAAATGGTGAAATCGACGTTGTAGCGACTATTTCTAATGCAAGCGTTACAAGCGGTTTTTATGCTCGCGAATTAGGGGTATTCGCAAAAGTCGGTGATACTGGTACCGAAAAGCTATTCGCTTATACAAACGCTGGAGCACAAGCAAGCTATACTCCGGCTGGTACATCCTTAGATGAAAAGTTGATTACTGTAACTTTTTATATCGGTAACGATGTTAATGTTCAAATCAACCTTAACAGCCAACTATACATCACGCAAGCTGCATTAGACGCACATAATTCAGCAACGAACGCACATCAAGACGCATTTAACAAAAAACTAGATGTTACCTCTAACCAATACGCAAAAGCACTGACTAAACATAATCAAGGCTTGCAAGTAACAAAAGGCGATAACTCACGAGAAGTTATTAACTTTATTACAGATAACTATAACGATAGCGATATTAATAAAGTACTTAATTTGGGGCAACTTAAAAGTCTGTTAGGTCAAGGTGCTATTGTAGCATCTAAACTAACTGGAAATGGCGGATATGTAAAGTTCGCTAATGGGTTTGCTATTCAATGGGGAATTGGCGGACAAGATAATGTAACGAAAACAGAAGTAATCTTCCCAATTAGATTTACTACTTTATTCATAGCTAGTGCTATTGATGCGTATTGGAGCGGTTCCGATACACCTAGATATTTTGCAAATTCTGTTAATGAAAGTAACGGTACAAAAGCAGTATTTACAGCAAGCGATAGGTATGCAGCATCATATTATTGGTTTGCATTAGGTATAGCGTAATAGAAGGAGGTAAACTATGAACCAATATGTATTCGTATTGAACGAAATGGGCGAAAGAATTACGTCCTTTGTTGATAATACAGCAACGCAAGAACAGTTGTTAGCAACTGCAAAGCAAGAATGGCCGGATGCAGCTAATTTTATTTACTCCGCAGACGGCGATAGCATGCTTGACGAGTTTATGCGAGGTAAATTATATGTAAATGGTGAGTTTGTAACACCACAACCAAAAGAACCAACTAAGGTTGAACAAATTGCCGAAATCAGAAATTACTACAACGGACGTTTTGAAACGCTAGAACAAATGCTTTTAAGACGTCGATTGATTAACGGTGATATTACCGACTTGCAAGAACAATTTAAAAAACTCAATCAAGAAATGGTGTTAAAAATTAAGGCGGTGAAATAATGGAAGCGTTCGAAATTAAAAGTGATGTTCCTGTTATGAAGTTCTGTGAGTTCTGCTATGCTACTTTGAACGAAGATGGGACATGCCCCACAGAGGGGTGCATCCATAACGACCTTATGGAATTGGACGAGGTGAATGAAGATGAAACTACCAGTCCTACACAACTTTAAGGTCATTCAAGGTGAAGTTATTTCACTTAATATTGGGTATAACAATACTGTTTCAAGCGATAATCTGTTCGCTTGTGTTCGTAAATTAGCACATGACGAAGAGTATAAAGCAAAGTTTAATATCAATGTATCCGAGGACGATTTAGAGGCCAATGAGCTTTGTAAAATCGCCCTTTCTTTAGATACGAATAGTTTAGAAGTCGGCAAATATCAATGGGACTTATTCCTATGGAGTGGCGACCACCCTATTAAATGTCTTGTAAAAGGACAGATTAATATAATTGAAGGTATTAGTAATAGGGGGAAATAATGGACGAACTACACATTCACGAAGACAAAGAAACAATCAATGTAAAGGACAATACCCAAATTATTAAATTACAAGGACCGAAGGGTGAACCAGGAGAGCAAGGTCCTCCTGGTCCTCCTGGACCTCCAGGCGAACCTGGTCGAAATGGTATTGACGGACTAAATGGAGAACAAGGGCTGCAAGGTATTCAAGGACCACCTGGGCCTCCTGGTAAAGATGGAAAGTCATTTACTTATGACATGTTCACATCGGAGCAATTAGAAAATTTAAAAGGCCCTAGAGGTGAACCTGGAACTCCTGGACAACGTGGAGCGGACGGCGAACGAGGACCGCAAGGGGTACCAGGACCGCCAGGACAAAAAGGCGAGCCGTTTAAGTTTTCAGATTTTACACAAGAACAGCTTAATACACTTAAAGGACCGAAGGGTGATAAAGGTGAGCCGTTCAAATATTCTGATTTTACGGCGGAACAATTACTGGCTTTAAGAGGGCCGAAAGGCGACCCTGGAAGCGGTGGTGGACAAGTAACTTCACAACCAGTCGAAATATATGAAGTTGCATGGGGAACGGCAGTACCAGGTGAGAGGGGTGCGGATAGAGGATATTTAGCGTTCGACCCCTTAACTGGTTGGGGGTACTTGCATTTTGATTTTAAATTGACTGCCCCTTCCGGTAATGGCAACGTGGTCGCATCGCTTCCACCAAATTCGCCAGTTTCTGTACGATTGATAGAAAAAAGCGT